CTTCCGGGGGCCTCGCGTATACTGATGAGTATACGGGTCGCCTCAAATCCGTTCTGGATTTGGACCTCGTCCACCGAGCAAAGCTCGGAGTCTTTACGTCGGAGGACTGGTTGACCGGCCAGGACATCCAAAGACGTCGAGACCGCTCAGACATGAGAAGCAAAGGCATGGCAACAAAAACTTCCGTTGAGAGGCTCCACGCGAGTCGTCGTGTGACAGTGACTACGTCTGCTGGAACCGGTACCTCTTTCGAGGGTGTTAACCGGATCATCAGTTCTGTATTTTCTGGCACCGACAACCCTTCGTGGAGGGATCAAATTCGTAGGGGTACTAATGCTACCACTTCTGCCACCGGCACTCGGATGAAATCATCCGGGTGGCCTTCTGGCTATGGTAACTTTAGGACTACAACTACGCCTGGGACCACTTGGAGCTTTTCAGGCTTCTTGGACCCATCCCCTTGGCTTGCTTCAACGTCAGCTTTTGATTATTCCACGGCCGATGCGACCGCTAGAACAAAGTTTATCGAGCAAGTTCGCCAAGCCCGTACTAGTTTTAATTCTGGTACGTTCTTTGGTGAGTTGCGCGAGACTTTGCAGATGATAAGGCGTCCAGCTGCGGCCTTGAGACAAGGGATCGACGACTATTTCGGTTCTGTGAAGACACAGTACTACTATAGGCGGCGACGAAGAGGCCGATCAGGCCTCCGGTCCTTGAATCATGCTATTGCTGGAACCTGGCTCGAGTATTCCCTCGGTTGGAAACCTCTTATAGCTGATATTGATGACGGGATGAGAGCTTTAGCAGATCTCTCTGTGAGGGACCTTACTTATGTAAGGGGCTTCGCTTCAGAGATGCTTCCGCAATCGTCCAATAAACAAACTCAGTCTATAGTTTCTTCCATCCGTGCAGAGACTATTTATCGATCCTTTGGGTCGGTCTCTGTTAGGTATATTGGCGGGCTCTGTGCGGAAAGGAATGTTCCTCCCTCAGGATGGCGTCAGTGGGGTTTTGCCCCTTCTGAATTCGTCCCTACGGTGTACAACCTTATTCCGTACAGTTTCTTGGTCGATTATTTCACTAATATTGGTGATATATTGGCCGCCAGCTGCTTTGGTAGGGTCAACCTCTCTTGGGGCTGTCGCACCAAGAGAGGAGAACGTACGGTTTCTGGTCAGACGCGAGTCTTTTCCAGTAGCCTATCTATCGTGGGCAGTGGTTCTTCTAGCGGTTTGTTCACTGACTCCTATACGAGCTTCGAACGCAACCCGGTTAACTATGTGACAGTGGGTGTCTCCGACTTCCATTTTCGCGTACCCGGTTTTGGTTCGCTCAAATGGGCGAACATTGCCGGACTGGCTAACATTCGGATTCCTCGTAAGGATCTCTAACAATAGTTATAATCCTTAAACAATGCCGGAGAAAATAAGATGAGCATTTCGCTCACCTCGCCCGTCACGGGATCAACCCAGACGGGCTTCACGTCACCGTCGTTTACGATGGTGTCTGATACGCCTCCTAATGCGTACTCCAAGCAGTACGCCTGCACCGCCGCTGGTGGAACAGGCCTCTCTACTGTGGACGCGCATTCTGCGGCGAGCCCTTTCACTGTCACCTTTTCCAGACCCCAGAACGTGCGTCCTGCACCTCTGGCGAATCCTGTAACTGGTGTGATTGGTAACTCACCGCGAAATGTGTACTCGGTTATTGTCCGTAAGGGCATGAAGCCGGGTACTAATCAGAATCCGCAGATAGGCGTCCTCCGTTGCGACCTTTCGGTTGTGGCGGGTGCCGACTACACGGAGCCTGATGATGTCCGTGCTGCTCTCAGCCTCCTTATTGGGTCGCTGAACCAGCAATCTGCCGGCCTCGGGGACACGTTGATCAACAACGTCCTCTAGTTCCGGTTTCACTCGATTCTTCTTTTAGGAGATACCGTTATGATATTGGAGCTAGTTGGTAATGTTGTTGAGACGACGATGGAAGAGGCTGGTCATGACAATTTCATGCGTTGTATTGACGGTAATTATCAGTATGATCCTGAAAACTCCGAACGAGTTCGGATCCCTATTGAAATTAATCGCCAGTATGATGCTGAAGGCGACATGACCTTAGTGGTTCCCTTCGGGAATCTCACCAAGTTATACGGCGTTCTATGCGTCTATTTTCTAGAGCGTGGAAGGTCGTATACGCCTAACCTCCAATGTCTAGCGTCAACCCTCGCAGTTCTTGCTTGGGAAGACTTACTGGACGTTGGTAGTCCTCGATGCTGGGAGACTTTAGAGAAGGCGTGTTCCTCACGACTGATTGACAATCAGCTGTGAGGTGCAATCGTGGTTCCTAATCACGACGCTCTTTTCGGTTACTTACTGGATGACCTCTATGGTAGTAATAACTGCGATTATCCTCGTGGCGACTATTACCCTAGTGCTAGTCTCGATAGCGTGTATCGTATGCGCCTGGCGGCTTCTTTCTACAAGAAACTTGTAGACAGGACAGCGCCAGACGCTGACGAAAAATGCTTTGAGAAGTTTCTTGACTCCAATTCTAGGTGTCAAGGATGGTCACTAGAGTTGCGCTTCGCATGGGAAGAGGAACTGGTCGGTGAATTTAAGACAATCATCGACCGGTTTTTCTACCCCAATAGTAAGCCCCTGATTAACTCCTTTATGGATCTTGCGATCCGTGGAAGGCTGGGTCCGGGTGCGAGCATCGGTGCAAACGGGACTGACTTCTACACGAAGTTATTCTCGTCCGAGCTAAGTGCAACGTCACCAGAAGTGTACAAATGGTACCTTGAGTATATCGGTTGGTTTACCGATTGGGGACACGGCGAATTCGATCGCCTTATGTCCTTCGGCTTGCCTAGGTATACTTTAAGTAATTCTCTCTCCTTCGTTCGAAAAACACGCGACATTTCACGTTCTATCTGTACCGAACCGACGCTGAACATGTTCTTCCAGCTAGGTCTCGGCGAGATTATAGGTGAGAGACTAGGCGAATACTTCGGTATTTTCCTAGAATCTCAGCCCGACCGGAATCGTGAGCTCGCTTGCAGGGGTTCTCTCGACGATAGCATTGTTACTATCGATCTCGAGAGTGCCTCTGACTCCATGAGTCTGGGTATGTGTGATGAGTTTATGCCGGAATATCTCCTTGATTTCCTGTATAGACTTCGTTGCCCCTACTCATCTATTCATGGAGATGAGCTGCGTTTACACATGATAAGTACAATGGGAAACGGTTTCACGTTTCCTTTACAGACTTGTGTATTCGCATGTGTCGTTGCTGCTGCTGCGAGGATCTCTGGCGATAAACTCACCAGAGCAGACTCGCAAGCCCCGAACTGGGGGGTCTTCGGGGATGATATCATTTGTCCTAGCGGTAAAACTGCTAGACTCGTGACTCGTCTCCTGGAGATCCTTGGGTTTAGGGTAAACAACAGCAAGTCCTACTATCAGGGACCGTTTCGAGAATCTTGCGGCGTTGACGCCTACTTAGGCGTCAATGTAAGAGGTGTCTATCTAAAGACCCTCCTTACGCAGGAGTCTCGATATGTCGCCATCAATCTCTTGAATGAGTGGACTGCTCGTAGTGGGATTAGTCTCCCACGGACAGTCGGATATCTGAAGGACAGTGTGAGGGATTTGGCAGTCCCTCCGTTTGCCCCTGAGGATTCCGGAATCCGTACTCCTTACCCACCACAGGGGAGCTACTGCACCAAACGTCAACGATATGTTTATCGTAGGCGAGAGGCCGTCGTAGAATACCTTACTGTGGACGATAAGGACAGGATCCTACTTCCTTCTTCAAGCTACAAGCGTTTGAAGAGGAGGAAGTCGAGCCTTCCAGGGCTCTACTACTCGTTCATTGGTGGCTACATAACAAATAGCTCAAAACCTCGTAAGAAAGTCAATGGGGTGATACCCATCGGCCTTTCCCAAGGGGAATCTCCGAGCTATCGAACGGTAACGAGGGTTGCTCCCTTTTGGGGACCTTCGTTACAACAGAGGCGGAGTGCACCGTTCTCTGATTA